TTTATGCTGATGTAAGCGCAAAACAAATGGTTATTGGTTCAAATACATCTTTTGTAAATGCCGATCTAATGTTAGATAATGGTGGATATTTAGGTCTAAAAGAGACAACAACACCAACAGCTACTGCTAGCTATGCAAAGGTTTATACTAAAAATGATAATAAACTTTATTTCCAAGACGGGGCCGGAACAGAAAGTGCATTGGCTCCATTTGTGGGAGTAGGTGGAAACGGAGACGTAACATTCATAAATAATGGTAAGTTAGGTAGCAGTAATGCTTTGAATTTCTCATCAGGAAAACTTACGGTAAACAGTACCAACGCTAGTAACGGTGATTTTCAAGTTAAGGGTGATCTTGTTGATAGTTTGATACATACGGATGCTGACAACAACAGAATAGGTTTTGGTAAATTCCCAACCACTTTTCAATACGAATTTACAAGTTCAACTGGAATCACTCTGTTTGAAAGGGAAACAACTTCTACAAATGGAAACTACCAACCCTTTATTTTAAGGCACAGAACCACTGGCAATATGACCACAGGTTTTGGGTCTGGTATTATATTTGCGGTTGAAGACGCTACTAGCGGATCGACTGCTATAGGCCAGTTTCAAGTCAATCGAGGAAGCTCTGACGCTAATGGAGAAATTAAAATACTTGCCGGTGTTGGGGGTGGGGAGACTCTAGTAGGAATCAGCGAACTGGGCGTAATGTCTGTAGAAAAAGGGGTTCTTTCATTAAAAGAAACCACAACACCAACAGCCGCTACAGACTATGGAAGAATTTATACAAAATCAGATAATAAACTTTACTTCCAAGATGGAGCAGGAACTGAACACGAAATAGCATTTGTATAATAATTTAAACAATAAACAGGAGTAAATATCATGTCATTAATAACAATAGATTTAGATTCACTTACATCCGATGACAAATTAAAAGTACAAACCGGAATGTTTGGTTTAGTACAAAGCGAAACGATTACACAACCATCAGAAGTTGATAATGCTTCTTTGAAAGCATATTTAGATAACTTGGTTGATGCAAGAACATATAACGAAGAGAAAAAGGTACATGACGGTGATTTTTCTTACATCAAACCAGTTTTAGGGTAAATTATGAGTGATACAATTAGAGTAAGTGGAAACGACCTGATTGTCCAAGCCACAGTAATAGATGGATCAGAAAACCCAGTTACGGCAGGGCAAACGGTTGAATTCGTTATATTCGATTACACTACTGGTCAATATTGGGATGGGGCGGCTTTTGCTTCTGGATCTCCAGTACTAAACGATTCTGGCGGTCATTCTGGTGACGGAGTTTATGAATATGCTCTTGTTGGTGGTTGGGATGGATCTACAACTTCATATCGAGTTAGACCTAGATTCACTGGTGTATTTGTTAGAGATCCTGGTTATGGTGTCGTAGAAAGTTTAAGTAATGCGACTAATGTTGCCGGATTAACTATTGTTGGTGGTGTTATAGATGCAAACTTAGTCAAAGTAAATGGATTAACAACTGCTGATGGGGTTTCATTTAACAAAACTCTTCAAAAAGTTAATGGAATGGCTGATGGTAGGCAAGCAAAAGACGTACCTTCAGATGGACACCTTACTACTTATGAAAGAGATAATGTCACTCCGCTTTCTATTGTAAAAATAACTGAAGCTGAGATTACAAGGGAGCTTTAATGAGCTTGCCCCCAGATGGAATAGTAACAGCTGCAGGAAACCCTGGGCGGTTCAATTCTATAGCTATAGATTCACTGGGAAACCCTCATATAGCTTACAGGAGGGAGGTTGGCAGCGCTCTTGAATATGCTTTTTGGGATGGGGCTGTTTGGGTTATTGAGGGCGTTAGTTTTGCGCCAGATGTTGGGAATCATGCTTCTCTTGCACTAGATAGTTTTGATGTACCTCATATATCATTTTATGATAATACTGATGATGAATTATTATACGCAATTAGAACAGGCGTTAATACTTGGGTTCAAGAGATTGTGGATACAGACGGGTTTGTGGGGGAGTATTCCACAATAGTTATTGATGATTCCAACATTCCACATATTGGATATGTTGGGGTCAACAGTATACTTTATACAAGTAAGGTTGGCGGGGCATGGCTCCCTAATAAAGAGGTGGTTGAAGTTTTGAATGGTAGGTATTCATCCCTTGCTTTAGATCAAAATGACGCTTATAGGCCGCATGCAAGTTATGTGGATGTAAGCACTGATGAATTGAAATATGCAAAAAGAACGGGCGTTAATACTTGGGCTTTGGAAACTGTTGATACTGGCGCTGATTTCATTAATTCACGTATAGATATTGATAGTAATGGGGTTCCCCATATTTTGTATTTTGATTTTGATAATAAAGATTTAAAATATGCTGATAGAATCGGCGGTTCATGGAACGTTCAAACTATTGATAGTAACGGGGCAAATTTTCCGTTTTTAGGCTTTTCTCTTGATCAGTTCGACTTTTCTCAAATCACGTATCAATCAGACTTACTTGAACTAAAGTACACAAATAATGATGGCGGAGCATTCCCCCCAAACATCCAGACTCTTGATGATACTGCTGATGTTGGTAGGTTTAGCTCAGTTTTCATAGATGGTTTAACCGCTCACATAGCATATTATGATGACACTAATGATACTTTAAAGTATTTATCAATGCCGATCACTGATAATACTCCAGTGGCTTCACCACCAATTTCAGGTCCGACAATAAAAGAAAACCTTAATATGATTAATATAGGGTTAAATAGATCCGCTTCCCTTCCTATATTTATGAGCTTAAATGCTACTTTTGGCAGAATGGCTTTTCAAGAATCTGCAAGTGATTCTATTTTAGACCATACAGATGCCGCGATTAAACGCTTGGCTGAACAATTTCAATTTGATGTATTATGAGTGTAAATTTAAAAAGCCTATTAACCTCGATAATTAAGCAAGTTCAATATCTTGAGTTTGTTTTTAATGATATTGAAAACGGGACAACTTTAAATGCTGCTATTGGCATTCAGCTTGATGGTATTGGTGATTTAGTTGGGTTACCTAGATTTACCGATGATGATGATGCTTACAGGGCGGCAATAAGATTCCAGATTTCTTTGAATAACAGCTATGGAACACCTGAAGATATTATTGGTTTTTTGAAGCAACAAACAAACGCAACTTCAATTCAATATCAAGAGAGTTACCCGGCTAAAGTTGTTATTAATATCGAAGCTTTAATATCAGATATTCCAGGTGATATTTTAGCCCAAACAGAACGGATCGCACCGGCAGGCGTTCAAATTCAAATAACCCAATCAGAGCCCGGACAAATATTTTTCGGGTTTGATCCTGAAGGTGGGGTTCAACCACTTGTATCTGGATTTTCAGAACCCAATTATGTGCTTGATGCCGGGCTGGGTGGTCAATTATCAGAAAAATTTTCGTAGGAGCATAAAAATGGCTATTAAACCAACAACTATTGTGGAATGGGCCACAGCAAACCCACAAGACCCCACAAGTTTACAGGACGCTATTATTGAGCCTACTGCCGGTAAAAAGGCAAGTGGATTTTTAAGGCTTGAGAAGCCCTCTAGACAGGATTTTAATTGGGTTTTGAATCTAATTGGTTTATGGATTGATTATTTTGAGCAAACAACGGATGATAATCTTGCTAATATAGCTACAAATACTGGTGATATATCTACTAATGCCGGTAATATTGTAGCTGCAACGGCAGCGGCAGGGGCCGCTCAAGATGATATTGATGACCATATTGCAGACACAGCCGGCGCACATAATGACACCGCTATTACGAACACTTCAGGAGTTGTGGGCGCAAATGTTTCTTTGGCTTTGGATCAGGTAGATACGGATATTAATAATCATCTTTCTGATACTGTTGGAGCCCATGCAGATACAGCAATCAGCAATAGTTCAAGCGTAGTTGGCACTAATGTAAAACTAGCCCTTGATCAACTTGATAGCGATGTTGGTGTAAACACTGGCCTTATTGGTGGTAACAATACTCAAATAGGTACTAACGCCGGTAACATTGCAACTAACCAGACAAACATTAGTGCTAATAATACTCTTATTACAAGCCATATTGCAGACACAGCCGGCGCACATAATGACACCGCAATTGCAAATACTTCAAGTGTAGCCGGTGCTAATGTTCAACTGGCTTTGAATGCTTTGCTTGCTGCTATAAAAACGCCTTTAAGAGAGGATAAAGCGCCAGGGTCTATAAACTTTCCTTCCACAATCGCGGTCAATAGTTCTGGTGAAAGTGACACTTTCACTTTTACTGGTGCCGCTGTTTCAGATTCGGTTTTGGTGCAACTGCTAAATAGAAACTCCCTTGGGGTTAATGATAATGCTAAATGGTGCGTGTTTGATGGTATAATCACTGCGCCTAATACTATGAAAATCTTAGTCGGAAACCCTAATGGGGTAAGTACCGTTCCACCCGCTGATCTTGAAGATGCAAATTTTAGGATCACAGTTTTTCCCGCTTAAATAGCTTTTTATTCCCATGCTAGGAATGCGGTCAGAAATGGCCGTGTTTTTTTTAATCTTTTTTTATTATTATGTGGTAATATAATTAAATTTATTGTATTATATAAATATGAATAAGGAATTAACAAAAGGGGCAAAAATGACAAACGAAAAAGATGTATTATGGGATAATTTTAAAACTCCAGATTTAAGTTCTGATGAGCTTATGGATAACGGACTCAACCAAAAATGCTCTAATTGTAAATGTTGGGTTTCTAAAAGAATTCAAATAAGGGGCCTTTGTCCAGATTGTAGGAATAAAGACAAAGAGAGAAAATTCAGGGTTGGTGATATAAAAGAAATCATTTTAAAATATTGCGAGGGTGCCGATACACAAGAGCCTGGTTTCCATATAGATAATCTAGATGAAATGGCCGAGGATATTCATGAATTTTACACTGAAACCAAGGGAGTGGGATAAAAATGACTTACTTAATGAATAAAAATACCGGATCAATAGATACCCTCGAAAATTGGGGGGATAATTACCTAGCTGATGCCAATTCCACTTGGGAACAGTGGAGTAGAGAACTAATAGAAGTTACCAAAGATGAAAAAGGTAATTGGATTGAATCGGGGGTTGAAAATGGATAACCATCAGCAAATGGAACTGATTCTAAGTACCCTATTGTCCTGTGATAGAATCAAAGGGAACGGGGCAAAAGACCAAATCAAACGAGTACTAAAAGAATACCATGAACAGTATAGTATTGATGGCAAAATGACACCAGATAATTTTAAAGGGGCACAGATATGAGTGAAGAAATAACCACAGCAAAGCAAAGGGAAGGGCTAGAAAAACTAAGAAAGCCTTTTCCAAAAAACCAAATTGGGAAGCTACCCAAACCCACCAAAAAGCAGACAGAAGAGGCCAAGGGGCCTAAATGGGACCGTATCCATTGCCAGGCTTGTAATCAAAAACACCACAAAGATGTGATTCATTTGGATTATGTGGGCCACGCAGCTATAACTGATAGGCTATTAGATGTTGATCCTGGTTGGGATTGGAGGCCGTTATGTTTTGACAAGGAAACCGGTCTACCACTTTTTGATAAAAATGGCGGCTTATGGATTGAGTTAGAGGTTTTGGGTTTAAAAAGGCTTGGTTATGGGAACGCTGCAAGCGTGTCTTTTAAAGATGTTGGCAGCAGAGAAAAAGAAGTAATCGGTGATGCTCTTAGAAATGCCGGAATGCGTTTTGGTATGGCTCTTGATTTATGGCACAAGGGAGAATTACACGTTGATGAAGAACCTGAAAAAACAACAGAGAAAAAGAAAGAAACCACCAAAAACGTAGTTAAACCAGTAAGGGCTACGCTGAACGCTTCATTGGCAAAGATTAAAGACCCTAAAATTTTCGGGCAGATGGTTGAAAGGTTTGCCAAAAAATATGGCCCTGGTATTTGGGCTGAGAAAACAGCTCACAAAAACGAAACTTGGAAACATTTATTTGATACTCATGGGGGCAAATTCGATAAGAAAGAACCAAACCCACAAACCGTATTCGATAGCCTTTTAAAAGACAGAACCGTGGATGGCTTATCTGCTGTTTGTGACCATTATGACAACCACAAAGAATTAAAAAATGAAAAAAATAAAAAAGAAATTTCAATTTTATCAACAGAGGTGAATTAAATGGATAATTATATCGAGAAATTCGATGTGGCTAAGACCTCCACAAATGAGATTACACACTTACTAGAGAACATGGTCATCACAGACCATGATACTAGAAATGATGCTTATGAGGCTTGCAAACAAGCTAATGCACTGAAAAATGAAGTGGATGAGAAACGCCTAGAGTTACTTAGACCAATAGCCGCCGAAAAGAAATCCATGAAAGCTGATCATAAAAAAGAACTTGAACCACTGGATGAACTAAAAAAACAAATTGAGGAATACGCAAACGACAATTTGATAGGCCCCTTAAACAAGGCTATTGCAATAAGAAAGCAAACCATTATCGCCTGGGATGATAAAATCAAGCGAGAAGAGGCTGAACGATTGGCTGAAATTGCTAGAAAAGAAAAAGAAGCTGAAAAGAAACATATCGAAGATCTTAAAAAGACTGAAGAAAAAACCGGCATTGCAAAAGAAATCGCCCAGGAACAAGCTGATAAAAAGGTGGAAGAATCCAAGGTTGATTTGGAGCAAGAAAAGGTTGATCTGCTATCTAAGAAATCAGGCAGGCAAAAAACGGTAACTAGATACGAACTTGAGGATATAACCAAGGTTCCTGAAATGTATTTAAAGCCTAGAGAAGTAGATTGGGAAAAGGTTAAGGTCATAAATGAAATAGAGATTCCTGGTATCAAGGTTATTAAAGAAAAAGAATTGATGTTTAAATAAGCTAAAAATGGATATAACCCTTAAAAATGGAAAAATAGAGGAATCCCTATCTGATTTAAAAGATGGGGATTACACTATTGAAAAACTCAAGAAAAAGAGAACTAACCCTCAAAATGCGTGGATTCATGGGTTCTTATTCCCTCCGGCAGCAAAGATTATGACTAAGCACCTGAAGATTCAAATTAGCCCAAAGATGTCTAAACACATCTTAAAAGCTAGGTGTGCAGTTGATTATATACCATCTTTGGATGAGTGGATACAGATTGATACTAGTGATATGGACACCATAAGGATGATGAGGTTTATAGAAGATTGTTTAAAATATATGGCTACAAAATACGGTGAATATATTGAAGGCCCAAATGAGGTGGATTATAGTAAAATAGAAAATATGTGATTTTTTACTTGCAACTTTAGAGTAATTTAATGTAGTTTAATAGTATCTGAAGAATATCAGTTCCCCGAATGGTCGCTAGGCTTTAGGGGAACAATTCTTTAGTAGAGTGATATTCTTCAAAATCCCACTCGAAATCATAAAGTAAGTACAGATGGTGTCTCAACTCAATGAGATAGGCCACGTTAAATGACTTACAATATTTTGAGTGATTTTTCAAAATATATGGGCCTGGCACAGGTTCTACAGAGTAACCAGTCTTTGTGGAGAGGTGCTAAGGATGTTATGGCTAAGCGACTCAGCGGAGTATACATTCTCTCTCAGTATTTGTTCTTTATTGAATGGGTACTGGGAGAGGTTTATTTAACACACAATCTAGCAGAGTATTTAAAAATCAACGATAAATCAAGTGGAGGAATATATGAAAAGAGTTTATAAAGAAATAGATGTTTATGAAGCTACACAAGAAAGGTTTAAGTTCTTGTTTGATAACTTTGAAAGAATATACTTATCATTCTCAGGCGGTAAAGATAGTGGAGTAATGCTTAACTTACTGATAAAATACATGAGAGAAAATGGTATAACTGACAAAATAGGTGTTCAAATATTAGATAATGAGGCTAATTATGAATACTCACTTAAATTCATGCGCGAGATAATTAAGGCTAACTTAGATTTATTAGATGTTTATTGGTGCTGTATGCCTGTCACCTTACCTTGCTGTGTTAGTTCATACGATATTGATTGGCAATGTTGGGGGGAGAATGATAAGAGTCGTTGGATTAGACCTATGCCTGATGAATCATATGTGGTTAATATGCATAATCATAAGTTTGATTTCTTTGTAGAGAATATGAATTATGATGATTTTTGGGATGGATTTGCGGAATGGTATTCTCAAGGCAAAACTACAGCGAATTTAATCGGTATACGAACCTCTGAAAGTTTGAATAGGTTTCGAGCTATTATGAATGAGAGGAAAGTATCTTATAAAAATAAAATGTGGACGAAAAAAAATACAGCTAATGTTTATAATGCTTATCCTATTTATGATTGGATGACTGAAGACGTTTGGAAAGCTAATGATAAATATGATTTCAATTATAATGAACTGTATGATATTTTTTATAAAGCCGGGGTTAAATTAGGAAATATGAGGGTAGCATCACCTTTTATGAGTGAAGCCAAATCTAGTTTGGGTCTTTATAGAGTTATAGACCCCCATGTATGGGCTAAATTATGTGCCAGGGTGAACGGTGCTAATTTCGTAGCTACCTATGGTAAACAAATGGGTTATAAGTCTTTTAAATTACCTAAAGACCATACTTGGAAATCGTTTGTTAAGTTTCTTCTTGACACATTACCAAAGAAGAGTGCTGTAAATTTTAAGCAACGGTTTGCTCAGTCGTTAAAGTATTGGGGTAGAGTGGGCCGTGGATTACCTGAATCGGTAATCGAAGACCTCAAGAAAAACGGAGTGCAGCACTATATTAATGGATTTACTGCTCATGGTAGTAAAAAATTGAAACGTGTAATAATAAGAAATGTACCTGATGATTTAGATTGTTTAAAATGCAATAATGGTATAGTAACCTCATGGAAAAGATTTGCTATAACCATTTTAAAGAACGACCATACTTGTAAATATTTAGGTTTAGCGCCTACAAAAGAGCTAGTAATTAGACAGAAGCAAATAGTTAAGAAATATTCAACCTTATTGGAGACAAAATGAAAATTATAAATACATCAGAATTAGAATCAGATAGAGTAGTGAGTTGTCCTAAAGATGGTTTTGTTAGTAACAGAATATTATTAGAATCGGATAATATGGGTTATTCTATGACTAAAACAGTGATACCCCCAAAAGGGAAACAGTTTTGGCACTATAAGAATCACTTAGAAAGCTGTTATTGTATTAGCGGTCATGGGATTTTAACAAGTGAGAAAACAGGGGAAGAGTTTATAATTAAACCTGATGTAACTTATGTGTTAGACAAAAATGACCCTCATTATTTTGAAGCGATAGAAGAGGTTGTGCTGATGTGTGTATTCAACCCTCCTTTGGTTGGTAATGAGGTTCATAATGAAGATGGTTCATATGAAACAACCGATTTTCATTCACCAGTTTATAATGTTAAATCCGTACCTATTGAACAGATCCAAGCTAATGATTATAATCCTAATAGCGTAGCACCTCCAGAGATGGAACTTTTAGAAACTTCTATTTGGGAAGATGGGTACACTCAACCAGTAGTGACTTGTTATGACTATGAAACGGATATGTATATTGTAGTGGATGGTTTCCATAGATTCTTAACTCTTAAAAATAGCGATAGAATTAAAGAGCGTGAAAACGGTATGCTTCCAATAGTAGTATTAAAGAAGGGTATTGGTGATAGGATGGCTTCAACTATTCGTCATAATAGGGCTAGGGGTTCTCATAACATAGAGTTAATGAGTACTATAGTTTCCGAACTTGTCGAGATGGGTAAAGGTGATAGGTGGATTTGTCAGCACATTGGCATGAGTCCTGATGAGCTATTGAGACTTAAACAAATAACTGGTTTAGCTTCATTGTTTCAAAATAAAGAATTCTCTGAAAGTTGGGAGGCTGAAATGGATGGGGAGGAGGTTTCTGTTGAAAACTTTGAATCTCAAAAGGAAGTATAGGCGATATCAAGAATGGGAAGAGGTTCAGTATAATATGTGGGGTACAGTAGATTCTGTAGACGAATATTTAAAAAAAGCTATAGAATTTACAGGAAACCATGAACTATATGGTAAGTACATGATGAAAGTAGTGTTTTCATGGCCAGTAAGCTGTGAAAACGCACTAACTGATTATTCAATTAATAGAAATGCGTGGATAGGCCATGCGGCTGTGGCTTTGTATATGAAATGCCCAGAGAACATAACACGAAAGGCATGGGGTTATTTAACGGATGAGCAGCAATTATTGGCAAACAATCAAGCACGGAGAGCTATTGAGCGGTGGGAGTACGATTACAGAGAAAGTAAAGGTTTACAAAAAGACTTGGGAGGACAGATGTTATTATTCGGGTATTCCTGATGAGGTATCAAAAAACTTAATGGATTCTTATAGGGTTCCAAGTTATAAGGCTGTAGCACTAGCTATTTTAAAGAATGATCATACTCTATCTTCATTAGGATTTACCTCTAAATCATCCAAGTATTATAAGCAACTTAAAGACACAATGAACATTAAAATTCAAACGGAGATGTTTTGACTAAAAAAACTAAAATTTTAAAAGAAAGGGATTTCTGCCGCAAGTGTGGAATCCCTGTAATCAAAGTAAAACCAAGACCACCAAAAGCTAAATCCAAGTACTATTTCAGATTTTACTTAAAATGCCCCAAGTGCTACACAATGTATATGCTAGAATCAGAGAAAGTTTACAATTAAGAGGATTTAATGGCACTACCAACTTATCAAGAATGTCAAGAAGCAAGAGCACAAGGTAAAATGACACCAATCCACTGGTTTATATTAGAGTATGAGCCTATGGGGATACACACTGAGAAGTTTAGAGATGGGCTAACTAAGGTGATTCATTATGTGCGAAAAATAAAGTAATCTTTTTTTATTATTATGTGGTAATATAATTTAATTTAATGTATAATATGAATATGAATGAAACACACAAAAAGGGGCAAAAATGACTTACACAAAAGAAATGAAATTTAAAATCGGTGTTTATATGTATTACTCAGAAGCTGCAAAGGCCCAGGGGAATATCGAAGCGTATGAACATTTTGAAAGAAAATTAAAAAAATTAGGCATAAAATAAATGAAAACTGCATTCATAATATCCTTTTCTCTAATTGGTTGGTTAGGTCTAGCGATATTCATTATCAGGGACCACCAACCACCAGAACCATGTGAATGTGCTATACCCTTGGAGTATTGTAAGCAGAAACTAAAAGAGATGGACCAGTATTCAGCAAGATATTTTACTATAGGAGAATGTAAATGAAATACTTACTAGATGCTGAGAGGAACCTTTCAGAACGTAGGGCCGAGACTAGAGAAAAGGACAAAATCACAAAAGCCCAAAACGACCTTATTTTTAGAGAAAAACGCCAAAGAGAAGCTTTATACAAATTACCAGAAGATAAAGAAAAAGGAAGGAAACCACAAGCATATAGGAGAAAGGAAAAATGAAATTTTCAATTTATTCAGTAGTGTTTTTATTAATAATAAACTTTACCGCTTGCGTTGTAGGCGAAGATCCAATTGAAGCAAATAATTTAACCGCTGATGAGTCTTTTAGTGTTCCAGTATTGAATGTAATCGAAACCACTTATGAAGAGGTATGCCCAACAGATCGAAGTTGGGGCGTTATTGATGCTCTACCAAATACAGTGGTGACAGCTTTTAGTATTTATTTACACGCCTCGCCTGATTTTTCAGGGGTAGCAAATAGCCATGACTATTATTCAACATTACTAAACCGTACAGTTAAGAAGCAGATCACTGGTAGCCTTTATGATACTGGAAACCATCAGTTTTTATATGATTGTCATGGATCTAATATTGGGGGCCAACACGAACCAGGTTTTAAAATTGAAGTTATTTATTAAGGAGTACAGAAATGATAGATATGATGAAGAGGTTAGACGAATTAATTCTTGAATGTGAGAAAGAGGTTTTAATAGCAGATACTCTTATGGATAAAAGCTTTTGGCAAGGGAAAGAAACCGCTTACTTAGAACTATTTATTGAAGTAAAAAAAGGGATAAGATTATGAATAACAATATAGGCGAAAACAATACAGGCGAAAACAATAAAGGGGACAGGAACTCTGGGCACTGGAACTCTGGGTACAGTAACTCTGGGGACTGGAACTCTGGGCACTGGAACTCTGGGTACAGGAACTCTGGGGACAGGAACTCTGGGGACTGGAACTCTGGGTACTGGAACTCTGGGAACAGGAACTCTGGGTACTGGAACTCTGGGAACAGGAACTCTGGGGACTTCAATTCAACAACACCAGATACAATAAGATGCTTTAATAAAGATGTTGATAGGGAGACTTGGGAACAGGCAGATAAACCACGGTTCATTTATAATGTAAACCCAAATATATGGGTACATGAATCAGATATGACAGATGATGAGAAAAAAGAGTTCTCAGGGTTCCATGATAGAGGTGGGTATTTAAAAACCATTGAATACAAAGAGGCATGGAAGATTGCATGGGATGAGGCGAGCGAAGAGGATAAAACTCTATTGTCTAAGTTACCTAATTTTGATGCAGATGTGTTTGAAGAGATCACTGGAATAAATGTATTTGTGAATGGATTGGATTTCTCTGAATCAGGAAAGGAATCCAACGCAGAAGAATTTACTGTAGGTGAAATCGAAAAGCTTCTAGGAAAGAAAATAAAAATCATAAAGGAGTAATAACATGGAAGAAATAAAAGAAATAATTATGAGTCACTGCAAAGGGATAGCTTACCCAGAATTTGAACTTGAAGATTTGAATGTGATGGTAAAAGAAATCAATGACCATTATACTAAGGTACAGAGCCAAGAGCTAACCAAAGCAAAGGAAATAGAAGGGTTGAGGGGAAAAGTAAAACTTTACGAGCAATTTATTAAAAATGGTGTAGAAATAAGATAATCACTACCAAGATCACCCCCACCCACTAACAAAGAGGAGCTGTAGAGATGGAAATGTTACCTTGTCCGTTTTGTGGTGCAAAAGCCAAAGTAAAAATAGGATATGCCGATTATAGGATAATAGGTTGTTCTAGGCCCTCTATGTTATGCCCAAATCCGAGCTTAACCGTATATAAAAATAAAAAAGGTGAGTTTGATTATAAACACTGGAACACTAGAAACCCCAAAGACTAAAGAGAGATGAAGAGAATGAATAACCAAGACGAATTAAATTTTAGAAGATTTGAGGAACCTTTGAAGGGGAAATCATGATTATAATAAACAAAAAAGAAGAGATGGAAAAGTACTTAGTAGGCAATACTTATGTAATTGAAGATGATGTTACAATTAATATAAACTTGGATCTTGAAGGTTATAGTCTTAGATGTTGGGATCTTGAATGTAGGGATCTTAGATGTTATAATCTTAGATGTTGGGATCTTGAATGTTGGGATCTTAGATGTAGGGATCTTAGATGTTGGGATCTTAAATGTTGGGATCTTAGATGTAGGGATCTTAGATGTAGGGATCTTAGATGTTGGGATCTTAAATGTTGGGATCTTAGATGTAGGGATCTTAACTATTATGCTTTTGTAATAGCTTACAACTCATTTAGGTGTAAAACAGCAAAAGCACGAAGAGAAAACGGTTTCCATAAATGCCTAGATTCTGAGATAGAATACATCAAAGATGAACCAAAGGAAACTATTAAAATTGGCGGTGTTGTTTTTGATAAGTCAGAGGTAGAGGAAAGGCTACAGGGTCTGGAACCTTTGAAGGGGGGAGAGTAGATGGATGAAAGAACATGGAAAGAGAGAGCTGAATCCGCAGAATTAAGGTTAAAAAGAGTTTTAAACAGAGCTGCTTGGCATAGAAAATATTTAGTATCAGTGAATGATTATGAGAAAGCCTGTATTTGCTCAGATATAATTTATAGCCAAGACGATGAAGACTAACCAAGGGGGAAGAGAATGGATATTGACGCACTAAGACAAGCACACGAAAAGCTGAAGCGAAAGAGCCAGAGGCAACGTGACCGCATAAAGGAACTAGAAGGGAAAGATTGTGTTTATAAGAACGCTTATAACGTGGTTTCTGCATCTTACCATAAATTATTACAAAACGGAAGCGTTAAAAGTATAGAGTTATCTAAACATTATTTCGAGGTTATGGAAACGCTTCATTTATCTAAAAACGAACAATTTAACCCCCACAAAGGATAGGTAACAAAGATGAGAACCAAGTGCGATACTTGCGGAGTTGAAATATCAAAAGGCGTTCCAATGGCCCAAACAATTGCACAATGGAAGTACTTACACTCATTAGCCGAAAAAGCCATGCTTAGAGATAAAGAGGAAATTTCAAGACTGAAAATGAGAATTAACAAATTGGAGCAACAAAGATGACCAAAGACTTATACGCAAAATGGTACATGATAATATTTGCCAGATTATTTGGTACAAAGGTAATATCGTATGATTATGGTGATCATGTTGAGGTGAAAACCACCAACTATGTTTTTAGAAACGTGCAATATTGTGTTGATTGTAAAATAACGAAGAGAAGGGAGCAACAAAGATGAAAACACTAGAAGAAGCAAAAGAACACCTTAGAGAAAACTATAAGGACGGTACTAGATGCCCCTGCTGTGATCAATTTGTTAAGCAATATAAGAGGAAAATAAACTCTACAATGGCTTACGGGCTAATTCTGATGAATAAAAATCCTAGTTGGCTTCACTCAGAAACCTTTTTCCATTCTATAGAAAAAGTACCATCATCCATTCGGGGTGATTTACCTAAATTACGGCATTGGGGCTTAATCGAAAAAGAAGAATCTGGAAAAGAGGATGGTAACCCAAACCAAGGGCTTTATAGAATCACACAGGCAGGAAAAGATTTTGTTGCAAAAAGAATCACGGTCTCAAAATACGCTTATTCTTACAATAATAAAATACAAGGGTTTAGTGAAGAATCGTGTACTATCGATCAGTGTTTGGGTAATAATTTCAACTATTCAGAGCTAATGGCAACACATTAATTCACTATTTGAGGTCTTTAAAACTTAATTTATGGATATGATTATCACGTTATGGGGTGGACCTGGAGATGGTAAGGAGATCGAAATCAATGATTTGGATACCGAAAACCCTGATTATTTATATTTCAGCATTATTTCGCCTAATTTTGAACCTAAAGAACCCAAAGGTGATTTGACGATCATCCCCCCAGATATGATTGACAAATACACTTATGTGAGAGGCCCTAAAATCGGTAAGAAATGGGTTTATGAGATTCAAAATGAATAGTAAACTTTATAATTTATATATAGCAGCCAAAAGGCTTTACAATAGTTTAAAGCCCACAGAAATATGGGATATTAAAAACAATATTGAGGTACAACCAGGGGTTTGGAGACTTGAATCATACGAAAAAAAGGTATTTTATGACTTCACTTCAGACCAGTATATTAAAAGCATTGGGCAGCACCGGGAGACGGGCAATATCTTTGCTTCTACTGATCTAAGGTATCAAAATAACCCTTTATTTATAACGCTATATGAACCCTAAAAACACCACGAGAGAGATATGCCAGAAATAGAAAACACTGATCCAGAATTTTGGAAAGTATTAAATGCCCATTTCGGGTTTAAGTATGATTTAGCCTGCAGCGCTTCAAACTGTCTTTGCCCTAATGGGATAACTAAAGTTGAAAACTCATTACACCAACCCTGGAATGAGCTACCAAATTGGCAATTCCTAAACCCACCACCAGAAAACATGGGTTTATGGGTAGATAAGTGTTATGAAGAATCAAAACTAGGGGCTAAAATCGTAATGCTAACACAAGCGGAGACCGGTTCTACTTGGTTTAAGAATTTTATCTGGGGAAAGGCTAGGATTAGGTTTTTATCCGGCAATATGGAAAACCAACCCTCAAATAATTTGATGATTTCAATGTTTGAGCCTAGAATCTTTATGAACCCTGATGTTTGGGAATGGAGAAAAGGATGGGAGTAAATCGCAGCTTATGCCAAAAGCTAGATAAGGTGTTTTCGCTTTATGTGAGGCTATCTAATACCGATGATTCAGGGGTGGGAATTTGCGTAACCTGCAGCCGTATAAAAACCATTCGTGATTTAGACGCAGGCCATTTTATTAGCCGTAGATATTACCCCACTAGATGGGACTTAAAGAACGTAGGGGTACAATGCCGGTCTTGTAATAGGTTTGAGCAGGGGCGACAGTTTGAGTACTCTACTTATATCAATAAGAAATACGGGCAAGGTGAAGCGGATAAATTGGAATTTAAGGCTAAATCAGGCAAGGCTCCTCATAATTTTGAAATAGAAGAAATGATCAAATATTACAAAGAACAGGTCAAGAAACTGAAACTGGAGAAATGCCTCTAAATCTTTTTTTATTATTATGTGGTAATTAAATATAACTATATGTATAATATGAATATGAATTATAATTGGAAATTATCAGACGGATACCCAGAAAAGAATGGGTATAGAGTATTCAGCTGCTTTTCTTGTGGTGGTGGTTCTACAATGGGCTACAAATTAGCCGGGTTTGAGGTAATCGGGAATAATGAGATTGATCCAAAAATGAACGAGTGCTATGTGAAAAACCATAACCCCAAATATTCATTCTTAGAGCCTATACAGGACTTTAAGAACAGGGGTGACTTACCAAAAGAATTGTTTGAACTTGATATTTTGGATGGTTCTCCGCCTTGTAGTAGCTTCTCAATGGCAGGGAATAGAGAAAAGGATTGGGGAAAAGAAAAGAAGTTTAGAGAAGGGCAATCTGAGCAGATTTTAGACACTCTATTTTTTGACTTTATTGATTTAGCTAAGAAATTACAACCAAAAGTGGTTATTGCTGAAAACGTAAAAGGGCTGCTCATGGGGGATGCTGTAAACTATGTGAGAAAAATTAACGAAGAATTTGAAAAAGCAGGGTATTATATACAACACCATTTGCTTGATGCTTCTAAAATGGGCGTTCCACAGAAAAGAGAAAGAGTGTTTTTTATAGCACTTAGAAAGGATTTAGCAGAACCTTTCTTATACCAGAAAACAATGTTTGATATGGAACCAGAGCTAAAATTAGAATTTAATGAACCCAAAATCCTATTTGGTGAGTTTAAAGATGAGAATGGGCGTATTATGTCTAAGTTCCAAACTGAAATTTGGGAAAACAGAGAAGAAGGTGATTCAGATTTTTCTTGCACTAATACTCGATTTAGAAATAAGCCAAATACTGGTTTTGGGCAAAATTATCTTTATACAAATAAGGTTTGCGGAACTATTACGTCGCATGAAGATTGTTATGTTCTTTTTGATTCTCCTAGATATACAAGCAAAAACGAGGTTTGTAAAATTGGGAGCTACCCTTTAGACTATGATTTTAGAGACAAAAAACCTCATTATATGATAGGGATGAGTGTACCCCCACTAATGACAGCAAAGATAGCAGAACAAATCAAAACCCAATGGTTAGATAAACTTGTACTATAAATTAAATTAAATACCTATATT